TCCACCAGCACGTTACCGGCGACCTAGTTATCATGTGCTCGGCAGACGATTTTGTTCATCCGCAGCGGGTCGAGCGCACCCGATGGGCGTTCGAGACGTTCAATCCGTCCTATGTCAGTACTCGGCTTGAGTACAAGACCCCGGAAGGTGCCTACGCGGGCGAGACGGGGTTTCCTGACCGCTGCTCGCGCTGGATCGCGCCCGCTGAGTGTTTCAAGTATCTCATCGGCTCGTCCGGTTCGAGCACGTGGTCGCGCGACCTGTTCGAGAAGTATGGGCCGATGGCCGGCATCGAGGGTCAGGACATGGTGCTGCCCGCGATGGCGCTCATGGAGCGCGGCATCTACTATCTCGATGAACCGCTGCATTACTACGTCAAGCACGCGAGCCTGGACAACACCGGAACGGGCGGGATGCTGGCGGCGGCGGTGGACGAGAGGCAGGAAAAGCAGTTATACGAATTGAACGCTTTCCATTACCTGCACCATTGGATGTCGATCTACCGGCGGCTACAGCGGTTCGAGCACATGGGGCGGCTCTCGACGGACGCGCAGGGCGAGTTGATGAACCAGGTGGTCAACGCGGCGAACCAACTCATCACGGCGCGGGAGGTTTTGACGATGGAGCGGATTGAGCCGCTGGCGATGCGGGCATGAGCGAGATGATAGAGCGTGTTGCTGAAGCTATTGGGTGTATTGAGCCAGACCGTTGCACTCGGCAACGGACCGCCCTCAGCAAGAGGACAAAATGGCAAATGAAACCGTGCGATGTCTGTATGGATGCGGCAAGAAACGCAATCGAGGCGATGCGCGTACCGACCGAGGCGATGCTCGATGCAGCATGGCGTTTGCCCGATGACGGCCCTGCGATCATTTACAAGTCGGCAATTGAGGAAAAATGGCGAGAGATGATCGAGGCGGCGCTCAAAGATGACTGATATCATTGCTTTGCTGAGCAACGACGAGCGAGCGGTGTTGATGATCGCGGCGCAGGGGCAATATATGATCCCGATCGGGCGCTGGGAATTGCCGATCAAGGCACTGACTGCGCGGGGTTATATGCGGATGCTTGATGCCGTGAACTATGTCATTACGCCAGCGGGTCTTGCCGCGTCCGAGGCGGCGGAAGACGACGCCATTCGTGGGATGATCAACGCCGGAAACCGGGCCTATGGCGCGTAAGGCAGTTTATAGTTCGTTCGTCGATGCCCTCGATTATGATGAGGAAGCGGGCGTGCTGACGGTCGAGTACCAGAACGGCAAGAGCACGCAGCATGAGGTTGATGCAGAGACGGTGGCGAGAATCTGGAATGCGCCGTCCATCGGCGAGGCGCTTCACGCGAACGTACCGGGCTTCACAGCTAGGAAGAAGACCTAATGCCAACCCCCGCTGAGATGTTCCGTGATATGGCTGCGCGTATTGAATTGATGAACCCGGACGAGTTTGCGGGAGCCGTTCTGATCGTGCCGCCGACCGTGAGCGGTGTCAAAAGCGATCCTATCGCCGTGTTCACGGTAGAGGGTGTCCCGGCGATCGATCACTTCTGGGGGTCGATCAAGATGCGCGTCGATGGCGCAGTCTCCGAGCTTCAGCAGGAGATTGCCAAGCGAGCGACGGGGTTGGGATGGCGTTAAAATGTCTGGTCAGAAAAAGGAACAAAAACGGCGCTCGAAATTAATAGCGACGATTGATTCGCTTGCTAGGCGACCATTGCGGCCTGAGGAAAGAGAGGCTTTGAGTCGTCCTAGGCCGGTTAAGAAAGGTTGGAATCGCAAGATGGATGGCTGAAGGCTGGAATCCAGTCCGCGTAGAGGCATTCCGCGCGATTGCCTACGAATTTCTTGGCAACACTTTCGTCAATAGTAAGGAATTAGGCGGGCACACCTGCCTCGGTGATCACATCTACCGAGCGCAGAACATGTTCCTTGACGGAGTGTTTGGTGCGTTGGCTGATGGCGTCCATGACATCAGCATCCTTAAAAGTCGTCAGCTTGGGATTTCGACAGTAGCGCGCGCTCTATCGATCCTATGGCTTGGGATGCATGACGGCCTTCAAGGTGCGATGGTGTTTGATACAGCGTATAACACAGCTCGTGCCCGCCGCGAGATCATCGGGATCATCCGCGATTTGCCCAAGAGCGTGAAGTTCCCGCGCATCCGCGAGGATAATAGGGACGGCATCATTTTAGATAACGATTCCCAATTATTGTTTATGGCGGCAGGGGTAAAAAATAGCAGAACCGGCGGTGGCTTAGGGCGATCTGTAGGATTAAACTTCGTCCACGCAAGTGAAATGTGTTCGTGGAATAATGATGAAGGGTTAACTTCTTTCAGGCAATCGCTTTCAGAAGAATATCCTGACCGTTTGTACCTCTGGGAATCTACTGCTAGGGGATTCAATTCTTGGCACGACATGTGGACCGAGGCTCGCGAGGACGATGCCAAGCGAGCGCTTTTCTTCGGATGGTGGGCAAAGGACAATCAGGAAATCGCGCGTGGAACTGCCGACTTTGAGAAGTATGGAGTTGAGCCGCCAAATCCGAGCGAACTGAAGCGCATCCATGCTGTCAAGGATATGTATGGCTGGGATATCACGCAAGAACAGTTGGCGTGGTATCGCAAGCGATCGGACCCAACGCAGGAGCGAGAAGAAGGCGAACCGGAAGATACAAATTTGGTCCAGGAGCAGCCCTGGACCGAAGATGAGGCGTTCCAACAGACCGGCTCAACCTTCTTTGAGGCTGATAGGCTGACTCAGGTTTCTGCGCGCATCGCCACAACCCCACGCCCGCAGACTTTCCGGTTTCATCCCGGCGACAACTTCGTTGATGCCGACTTCTACCCCGCCCGTACCCGGCGCGAGATGGAAGTCAAAATCTGGGAAGAGCCAGTTCAGGACAGTACGTACATCGTGGCGGGTGACCCAGCCTTCGGACACAATGAATATAACAACAATTCGGCAGCGCAAGTGATGCGATGCTTTGCAGATGGCATTGATCAGGTCGCCGAATATGCGACAGCGACGATTCAGCCGCACCAGTTCGCTCAATTGTTGTGGTCGCTAGTAGGTTACTACGGCGCGAAGCCGAACAATCGCATTTTGATGATCTGCGAGTTGAACGGGCCGGGCGAGGAGGTGTGGCGGCAGTATCGATCCATTCAGGGTTTGCTCAATCAGGGATACATGCGTGCCGCAGCGGAGAAAAAGGGTATCGCGAACATCGCCAACAATGCTCGCAATTACGTGTTCCAGCGCTCTGACTCGCTCACGTCGGGGCACTCGTTACAATGGAAGACCGCGACCCAAAACAAGGTCCAGATTTTTGAAGCTTGCCGAAACTATCTACATTCAAGCACACTGTTAGTGCGTTCTATCGATGCCGTTGAAGAGATGAAATCGATCACCCGCGACGGCGATTCGATCGGCGCTCCAGGCAACAAGCGAGACGATCGTACCTTCGCTCTGGCGCTGGGCGTGCGCGCCTGGGACGAGAAATTGCGGCGTGGCCTGATCACCGGAAATCGCACCCGTGAGTCGGAGCGCGCGAAGTTGTCGCTGTCGATTATCGACCAGTACGCTCTTTTCAACCGCTCGACATTGGACTACTTCTTGAAAGAGAAGCAAGTGACGCGCGAGGGTGCGGCGTTGCAAGCGATGCGAGCACAGCGTCGGGCGAGCACGGGCATGGTGCGTCGGCTAGTGCCGGCAACGAGGCGGTTCTGATGGCCTTTAATCGCTTTTACCGCTGCCCCGACTGCGAGGGGACGTTCAAGTTCATGCACGTTTTGCAGGACGATCCGCCGCCGGATCGGTGCGAGCTTTGCGGTTCGTGGATGAATCTCGACATTCCGCCAGAACCCGTGTTTGTTCCGCAAGCGCCCGCCGTGCGCTCTGGAAAGGCGAAGGCGGTAGACGATGTGTATTACGGGATGGAAGACAGCTCGCGCCTCCGCGCCGAGATGATGGCGCAGGTTGGCGGTGGTTCCGCATCGGACTACGCGCACACGCATATCACGAACATGAAGGACAATTCTCGCGAGGGTGACATTGCCTATGTGCCGCCGCCGCCGAATCCGGTAACACAGATGATGGCGGCGGCCCCGCAGGTAACGGGTCATCAGGCCAACGCAATGGCTTTCGCGGAAGCTAATCGGCACGGCGTTGGCGCTTATGCGGGTGAGGGCGCGCGCAAGGCTGTTGTCTCACAGCACCATCAGCAGGTAGCTTCTATTGTTGGCGCGGGCCGTATTGGTAGCTACAAGCCATGATTGAAATTATGGTTGCGCATGGTGAAGCGCCGATTGATGTGTATCTATAGCTGAAAGGTTGGACGCTCACATGCCTTGCTGATCCCTGAAACGAGGGAAGAGCGGACCAAGCTCGCGATTAAACTCGTCGAGGATTGCCGTGTCAGTCAGGCACAGCGTGCGTCCGCGTATCGGCAATACTACCAGTGGTCGGAGACGGGGCGTGCGGCTGGCGGCCTGGCGCTTGCCAATATGCTTTACGGGCATGTGGATCGCCTTGCGTCGCATCTGTTTTCTCCGAGTGGTCTGCGCTTCGCGCTCGATTACGAAAACGTCTATGGCAAGGATTGGCAGGAAAAGGGTGCGGTGGTTGCGCGGATGGTGACGCGCGAGTGGGAACGTCACAACGTCGATATGAAGTTCGGTCACGGTGTCAAAGAGGCGCTGACCTACGGTGCGTGCCTGATCAAGCAACTCGGCGGGATGGATGGCGACGGGGGGTTCAAATATCAGGGAGCCAAGCTCGTTCTGCCGCATCAGTTCGGCGTGTGCGACGAATCCTGCAACGATCTGCACGAACAGGAATACTTTCTTGAAACATGCTGGCTGACCAGCCAGCAAGTCTGGAGGCGCGTCCGCAGCCTTCCGAATGCCGAGAAACTTTATAAGCGCATCATTGCCAACGCGAATAAGGACAACAACGCCGGTCAGCCGACGAGTTTCATGCACCAAGTCCTTTCTACGGCGATCTTGGATACCGGCCTGCAGAACATGACCCGCCCACAACCGGGCGGCATCGTCCAGCTATCCAATGACCCGAATTTCGCGACGCTCGGCCCGCAGGTAGCGGTCGAACTTTACCCGATGCACGAACTTTGGGTGAAAGACGATACGCGGGGTGGCGGCGAAGACTGGACGACATTTCAGCTTATCGAGCCGGACATCCTCGTGGCCCCGCTGTTCAAGACGTGCAACCTCTATTGCCCCGAAACGATTCCGTTCCAGCTTATCCAACCCAACTTCGTCGCCAACTACTTCTGGGGGCGTTCGGAACTGGTCGATCTGCTGATGCTGCAACAGTGGCTGACCTCGCACCTGGACGACACCCAGCGCCTGATGGGAATCCAGATCGATAAGGTTCTCGGATTTGAGGGTGTCGATGGGCTTACGGACGAACTTTACGCCCAATTGACCCGCGTTCCAGGCACAGTGTCGTCTCCCGCCGGCACGACTATCAAAGACCTGACGCCATCGATGCCGGAACAGATGCTCCCGCTGATCGGCGAGATTTTGGGGCTGATGGATCGCGCGTCGGGGTTCTCTAACATCCTTTCGGGGCAAGGTGAGCAGGGTGTTCGCGCCGGAAATCATGCCGAAACGCTCCAACGAAACGCCAGCCCGCGCCTTCGCGACCGGGCGCTACTTGTGGAGCGTAATTGCGCCAGCGCTGCGGATGCAACGCTTGCCCTGTTCGAGGCCAAGAAGGCTACGGTGATCTGGACACATCCCGACAAGGAAGAATCCGAGTTTCTGCTATCTCAGGTGCCCGAAGACCGCCGGATTACCGTCGATGCCCACAGCTCAAGCCCGATTTTCCACGATGATCACGAACAGCTTTTGGCATGGGGCGTAAAGGCTGGCATTGTGACGCCGGAATCGGCTATCGAAGAGATGCCATTTGAACACAAGGATATTTTGCTGGACCGTTTACGGGCAAAGGAAGCGGCTCAGGCTGCCTTAATCCAGCAGCACCCGGAAATCCTCACCCACGGCAAGGGTGGGCAAAAGCCGCACTAACGCGGTGGGCCACCGATCCCGATATTGGACTGAACGATCCAGACAGCACCCCACCGAGCATGGGATACGGGCACGGCGGCGACCATAACCTTGTCGTAACCGCCCGATTTCCAGAACTGTTCGATTTTGCGTGCCAGAAGTTTCGCGCCAGCTTCGGAATGATAGTCTGGGTGTTTCTCAGGCATTAGGCAGGTTCACCGTTCTCGTACCAATCGTCCACTTCGGTTGATCGGTAGAAAATTCTTTTGCCTCGCCGAAACCAAGGCGGCCCCATCTTTGCCCTGCGCCACTTAACCAATGTCTGCTCATGGACATGGATACGCTCGGCCACTTGCTTAGGGGTTAGATGCGGTTGCGTCGTGTTGTCGAGCATAGAAAGCATTGATAGCGGCTTTTTCGGTCGAACACAATACCCGTTGCCCCGATAACGCCGATACCCACAATTGGCGGTGTCTGCGGTATGGGCGTTTCTCATCCCCTAGGGGAGTAGATGCCGCAGAGGGTGTGCAACCTTGAGACGGAAAGGAATCAGCCATGTTTGCGCGCAATCGCAAAAAGCATCGCGGCAAGCGCAAGTAGTCTTGCCAAGTCCCCAAACCCCCACGATGGAGACCGCAATGGTCCGCTATCGCATGAAGCGTCGGCACGGCCGCCGGTAATCAGCCCGTGCAGTTCAAGCGTAAATCATCCCGCCCAAAGCATTCGCCGCGCAGACCATGCCCGTCGAAGGGATGACTCCTATGGCAGGAGCGCCGCCGCAGGGTGGCGCTCCCCCGCCTCCCGGTCAGCCGCCGCAAGGACAGGCCACGGGAGCAACGCCGGCATCCACCCCTACCCCGAACCGGGGGATAGAGGCGGCGGCGCTGGCAAAAATTGCCGTGTTGACTACGGGCCTTCAAATGCTCCTGCCGATGTTCCCGGTGGGATCGGACATTTCCAGAGACGTTCGCGAAGCCGTGAACAAGCTCGCGAAACACGTTCCGCCCGGCGCTGTGTCGCAGGGTGTGCAGATGACAGAGGCGCAGCGCGCGTTGATGCAGACGAAGCAGCAAGCGCCTCAGATTGCCGCGCAGCGCGCGGCGCAGACAGGTCAACCGCCGGCTGGTGGGGCACCGCCCCCAATGCCCGCAGCAGCGTGAGGACAGGATGCCAACCAACATTTTCCAAGATAACACGAAGAGCCTCCCCAAGCAGGACGCTCAGATCGTGCGCGTCACGATGAAGCAGAACGAGATCGCTGGCCGCACGGATCACATTCCGACGCCGCGCCAGTCCGGCGACATGACCATCTCGCACGTTCCTAACGCTGGCTCGAAGACCTGATCATGGCACTCGTAGAAGTCGATGAAACCGAACTGAGCAACCTGCGCGGTATCCAGCAGGTTCTGGCTCAGGTCGAGAAGCATCCCGAAGCGCGGGCAATGGCGCAAAAAGCCGTTGCCCTTGCCGCACCTGAACGCGCTGGCCCGGAAGTCAAAATCCGTGGCGAACTCGATGAGTTTCGCAACGAGATCAAGGGCGTTCTGACCACCTTCGTGGACGAGCAGAAAGCAGCTCGCGAGGAAAACGAAACCGCCGCAGCGCGCCGCGCGCTGGAAACTCGTTGGATGGAGGGCCGCCAGAAGGCCCGTGCCGCCGGATACAACAACGAAGAGGGGCTGAATGCCCTCGAAAAGTTCATGGAAGAGAAGGGCGTTGCGGATCACGAAGTCGCGATCCCGGCTTTCGAGCGCCTGCACCCGCCGCCCGAGCCGCTGATGACCGGCGGCAACCGCTGGGACTTCTTTGCCCCCGCCGCGCAGCAGGCTCCCGATCTGAAGCCGCTGTTTGATGGCAATGAAGATGCCTTCCTCGGTCCAGCGATCCAGAACGCCATCATGGAAGTGCGGAACAACCGATAATGTCCGAGCGCATCTTCCGCACCCCTGCGCCATCCAAGGCCCAGCCTGATCTTTCCGTCTCGTCTCTGACGGGACGGACCGCTGGCGCTGGCATGGTCGGCGAGCGCATGGGGGCGGTAATCCCCGCCAACGACGTTAAGAATCTCCCCAATGCTCCGCTGAGCAAAGGCGACAAGTAGGCCGCGTGATGTCAATTGCCGCGCTCGATATCAACCAACTTTACCCCCGTATCTGCGGCGAACTCGGGGTACAGGCGTATCATCCCAATCGCAATCAAATAGTTTCCGCTTAAAGGAAAAGGAAAGATGCCCCTTCCAGGCCAAGGCGCGGTGCCAACTGGTAGTTTGTACCAGGAGTTGACCAGTGCGACACGGAGGGCTTTCGTCCCCAGGTTGTTCGTCCAGATCTATTTTGCAACCCCTACGTTATTTTATCTACTTGGGGCTGCACAGAAGTCGGCTGGCGGTCTTTCTCAGATCACGATTCCAATTCAGGGCCAATCGATGGTCCAAGGGCAATTTACAGGTTACGGCGGTGGATTTAACTCCCCCGTCATTACCCCTGGCGTGCAGAACGCGCAGTTCCCGACGTGCTACTGGGTCGTTCCGGTCCCGCTGCCGTTTGGTGAGACGGTCATTCAGGCGACGGATCGCGAGATTTCGCTGCTGAAGGCGCGGATGAACGACGTGTGGAGCGTGACCGTCCAGAACATGGGCGGGCTGCTTTACTCGAACAACACGGCGAACTCGCTACTGCCGAACTCGTTTGTCGATGCGTTCGACAACGGGACGAACGTGGCGGTGTACGGCGGCATCAACCGCACGACTCCCGGCAACACGTCGTGGAAGGGCAATCTGCTTGCGGCGGCTTCGTACACGTCGGGCACGGGTACGGTCGGGTCGGTCGGGTTCACCCGCAAGTCGATGTCGAACGTGCTGATTCAGGTCACGGACCTTGCGGGCGGCGAAGCGCCGACGATGGTTGTGATGAGTCCCGGCGACTTTGCGACGCTGAACGGCGACTTCATCGGGACTGAGCAGATTTTCACTCGCCCCGGTTCCGAGTACACGATGGCGACGCCGGTTCGCTCGGCCTTCCCGAACCTTAACGTGGCCGGTGTGCCGATCTTCGCCGATCACTTTGTTCCGCAGGGGACGGCGGTGTTCATTAACAGCAAGTACACGAACATGTACCTGTCCGAGGATGCCGCCTTCGACTTTAGCGGGTTCTACTCCTTGGTGCCCTTGGGACAGATTGGACAACAGGGGGTTGTGGTCACGGGCTACAATGTCCTGACGGCCAAGCCGTCCGCAAATGCAATAATGACCGGCATTGGCGCGCCGTCGTTCTAGGCCAGATAGAGATAGGAGCAAACTGAAATGCAAGGTCTTTCTGGTCCCGGTCAGAACCTGCCGCCGCCGCAGCCGATGTATCCGGCGCAGCTCACGAATGCGCCGAACATCCCCGCGACGAACACGATTACGCTGGCTCCTGGCCAGGCGCTGCCGATTCCTCCATCGCCGACTGGCGGGTGGGTTGTCAGGCCCGGTGCGTTTGTGGTCATCCAGTTCTTTGATCCGGTAACGCTGACGTGGCGCGGGTTTAATACGTCGCGCGGCGATCCAATGCGGATCGCGAGCGATGGCTTCAACTATCGCGTCGCGAACATGACGGGTTGCCCGGTCTCGGCCATTGTGACCACGCTGGGCACGGCTGGGAGCTATTTCCAGTCGAACACGAGCGTCGCCCCCGGCGTTGGCAACTCGACGTGGCAGGCGATTGTCGGCGGCGCGATCAACCCGACGATTACCAGCACGTTCAACTCGGCGACGGGTGGTGTGGGCTATGGCGTCGCACCGCTGGTATTCATTCCGTCCCCGCCGCCCCCCGGCGTTGCGGCCAGCGCGATTGCGTACCTCTCCACCTCGTCTGTCGTGTCGATCGGCGTCATCAATCAGGGCGCTGGCTACCCGGTGGCTCCGCCGCTGCTGTTCCTGCCGAACCCGACCGACCCGAACTATCTCAACGGCACGTACACGACTCCGGCGGTTGCGACTGTTGGGCTGGAATATGCAGGCCGTTTGACGGCGGTTCTCTGCACCAACAACGGCGTGCCGGTCTCTACGATGCCTTCGCTGGCGATTTCCGGCAGCGGCGCATCGGCGGCGGCGACCGTGGTTCCGATGTGGACCGTGGCGAGCACGACCTTGACGGCGGGCGGCGGCAACCTGACCTCTGGCGTTGTCATTAGCGGCGGCGGTACGGCGGCTGGGACGCCCGTGATGACGAACCCGGCCACGGAACTGAACACGGCGATTCCCCGGCAGTTCGTTGGCCTGGCTGGTCCGACCGGGACCTTGGCGAGCATCGCGGCAACCGACAGCGGCTTGTTCTTTGGGACGCCGACGCTGGTTCTGGCCGGTACGCTGGCGACCACCGTTACGTCGATCACTCCGACGATGGGTTCGACCCCGGATACGGTTATCTTCCAGCCATCGTAAGGAGCGGCTGGGAGGCCGCTGTTAGGAGATGCCCGCGTAGGAGAGGCGAGTGTTAAACCAATATCTCGCCCAGTTCGGTTCGCTGATCCAAGCACCCAACTCTCCGGTTCCGTTGATCTCGACGGCTAGTGCGACGAACTATATTAACGTTGCGCGCGGTCAGGTCGCTGGCGAAGGCGAGTGCATCCGTGTCTACGCGACGCTGACGCTAGCGCCGCCGCAGCAGCAATATGGCTTCTCGGCGATAGCGCTGCCTGCCGGCACGCAGGGTGTGCAAGGCGTACTGAACGTGCGGCTGGCGAACTTCAATGTGCCGGGGACACCGGGAGCGACGTATGTGCGCCCTCGCGCATGGGAGTGGTTTCATCTTTACTTTCTGAGCCAGAACCAGCCGCCAGCGGGGCCGCCGGAGGTGTTCGCGCAGTATGGGCAGGGTGCGCTCGGAACGCTGTGGTTCAACCTGCCTGATTTTGCCTACGTCGTATCGCTCGATACCGTGTGCTATCCGATCAATCTAGTCGATGACACGACGTTTGAGGCGCTGCCGTACCTGTGGACCGACGCCGTGCCGTACTACGCCGCTTGGCTCGGGATGATGAACGAACAGCGGCAGGGCGACGCAGACAAGATGATGGAGCGGTACAAAGACTTGGTGCAACGCGCGCGTGCCGCGTCCACGCCGTCTGTGCTGCCGGGGATTTACCAGCAGCAGGGCGACCCGTTCATGGCTAATAGGCTCGGTATTCAGCCGTCGCGAGGGGCGGGCTGATGCTGAACGAATACAGGAGACAGGTTCAAAGATTCATCCGCGATTCAAAACAACAATTTGTTGATATCGGTGATATCGACTCATACATTAACCGCGCGCGCCGGGAAGTGGCGATGCGGACGCAGAGTATCCGCATTCTTACCCCCATTTCTGGCTCAGTCGTGACTGTGCAGGTTACGAATCCTGGCAGTGGATATACGAACCCGACCGCCACGATTTCGACGCCTGACGCGCCGGATGGTGCATTGCCAAACCCCGCTGGGCTGCAAGCCACGGTGCAGATTCAGCAGATCGGGGGGCAAATCTCCAACATTAGCGTGAGCGATGGAGGTAGCGGTTATTTTGCTCCGCAAGTAACCATTAGTGACCCAACGGGGACGGGGGCAGAGGCGGTTGCGTTTACCAATCCTATCAGCGTAACGCAGCTTTCTCAGGAGATTTACGCATTTAAGGATATCCCACTTTCACAATTCCCCGGAGTTGGCGAAGTATTTCAGGTTAAAAGCGTAAGTATAATTTTCTCAAATTACAGATATTCTCTGCCTTGCTACAGTATGTCTGTATATCAATCACAAATTCGGCAGTATCCGCAACAATATCTCTATGTGCCAGTGGTATTCGCTCAATATGGTCAAGGAACAAACGGAAGTCTATTTATGTACCCTATCCCATCTCAGGGATATCAACTAGAAATGGACTGCTTTTGCTTGCCTTCACCGCTGATAAACGATCAGTCTCCAGAAGCTATTCCCGGTCCTTGGACGGATGCGGTTCCGATTGGCGCGGCGGTCTATGCTTTCGAAGAGCTGCAATCTCTAAATGCCGCGTCCTACTATCAAAAGAAATTTGATGATTACGTCCATAGATACTCAGCATACGCCCACGTTGGTCGTATGCTGAACCCCTACGGACGCGTCTAGCCGTGGTTGGCGAACTCGCCATGAAGGAGTGCAGACGCACGGCAATATTCCCGGTGCCCTTCTTCGGCCGTGCGGAAACTGCCGAGGTAGTGGGATTTTCCTTTTGTCATTATGGTAACACGCCAAATTTGTCGTGTGCTGTCCCAATAGACGCCCTTATAACCGCTAGTGTTGTTGTGGCGACGATTTTGGTTGGACATGTTTTGAGCGGATGTGGCCTCTCTAAGATTAGTCCAAATGTTATTTTTGTAATTAACGTCTTGGTGGTCTATTTCTTCTTTAGGCCAGTCCCCAGTCACGATTACCCAAATTACTCGGTGAATGAGATACCGTTTTTTCTCGATGTTAACCGACAGTCCCCGCCTCACGGGACTGCCGACCTTCTTGCCGGCGTATCGACCATTCCATTGTGGAGATCTATCGTCGCGATATCGCCACTTGAGCAAACCAGACTCTGGATCGTAAGAGAAAGCGGCTCGGAGGTATTCTGCTGTCAGATCGGTACGGGCGTTCTTGTGGGCCATACGTCACTCCCCCAGCGCCGCCTCGATCATCTCTCGCCAGACGGCGGACATCGGAACTTCGCAGTCGTGCGCTCCTTCGCTGAGCGCCATTTCTTTGCCATGTGCAGCCATTTTTTCGGTTGGCTCGCGCATCTCTTTGAGAGATTCGGTGACGAGGTCGATGAGGGATACGTCGCCATCGATCATAAACGAGTCGAGGCTGCGGAACTCGGTAAGGCCGCCCTCTCCGTCATCGCCAGAACAGCACATCTTGCCGATTGCTGCTGCCAGTCGGCGCGCGATGCGCTCTACCATTTCGGGGATTTTGGGCGTATCTGTCGTGTCAGCCATCGCGCGTATCTCCCTTCGCGTTGGTGGTCAGGAACGGTTGAGGCGTTCGCGCGCCTCCCGTTCCGCCCGCTATTATACGCGGGGGCGTAGATGGCGCAAGGCCAGGGCCAATCTCCCGGCGATTTCCAGACTGAGCCTGGCGTTCCCAGTCACTTCTTCCCGAAGACGTGGGAGGGGTTTACTGGGCTGAACACTCGCCCGACGCGGCCAGCCATCGGGGATGAAGAATGCTTCTGGCTTGACGGAATAATGCCATTAGGTCCGGGCAACGCCCGTATCCTGCCGGGGACGGGGACAGAATGGTACGGGCCGACAGACATCCCGATCGTTTGGTTCACGTTCTTCAACATCAACGACGTTGAGTATATGGCGGTGCTGCGAGCTGATGGCTCGATGGTGCAGGTCAATCTGACGACCGGGCCGCCAGGGGCGCAGTCGGTTCTCATGCCGTCTGCGACGATCATCAACCCTTCATCGATCATGGGTTCGAGTCAGTGGGGAACGGAATACCTGATCTTGGCGAAGGATCAGGACAACGGTTACTGGCTGTGGGATGCGGTCAATCTCTACACGGCGGGAACGCTCGGCCCGCAGGTGATGATCGATAATGCGGGTTCTAATTACACGAGCGAACCGGCGATTGACCTGTATACCGCGACGGCGAATACCCCAGGCGGGCCTAACGGGGTTGTTTTTACGTCTACGGTGCTCGACGGCTCGGTTGATCTGGTGTCGGTTTTCAATCCTGGGTCCGGTTTCACGGTTAATGATTTCATTGCAGCGTGGGTCTCGGGCGGCGGCTCGGATGATCAGGCGCGGGGGTTTCCGGCGGTCGATGTGGCGTCTGGCGGCGTTACTAGTGTCATCATTGAGAACGGTGGGCAGCAGTACACGGGGCGCGCGAACGTCGTCTTTATCTCGGTTGATGCGGGCAGCGGGGCGACGGGATCGTGCGCCATATCAAACGGCACGATCACGGCGATCAGCATCATCAATCCGGGACAAGGATACGTCTCGCCGCCGATCGTGAACATCAACGACCCTGGCATACCGGGCACGGGGGGGCTTCCCGGCGGGACGGGATTTGTCGGTACGGCGACGCTGGAATTTGGGCAGATTACGTCGATTCACATCACCGATCCGGGAACGGGGTATTCCACTGCGCCTGTTATGAAGATCATCGGTGATGGGACAGGAGCGGCGGGCACGGTTATCATCAACAACGGCGGGCAGGTTATCGATGTGCTGCTGACAGCGCTCGGCGGTGGCTATTCCAAGGCGCTGGTGGTGTTCGAAGGGGGTAACAACGCCGCTAACGTGACACCGATTTTGATGCCGTTCGGGGTCAGCGGGACGTGTGTGGAGACGTATAGCCAGCGCGTGTATGTGTCGAACGGCGCGGCTTCGTCGAACTCTCCCCCGAAGAACCGCACGATCTACTCCGCGCCGCAAAGCCCGGTTGACTTTGGCGATGGCGGCGGCGTGTTCCAGACGTTCGATTCGTTTGTGAAAATCGGCTACCACGCAATGAAGAACGTCAACGGGTTCCTGTACCTGATCGGGGATTCGTCGATGAACTACCTGACGGGTGTGACGACTACGGCATCGGGCACAACGTCAATCACGACATTCAATATCAATAATCAAAACGTAGACCCGCAGATTGGCTCGCCCTGGCCGTCTAGCGTGCAGGTGTACTCGCGCAACATCGTATTTGCGAATACAGTTGGCATCTTCTCATCGGCAGGCGGTGCGATTGAGAAGGTGTCAACGCCGCTTGACGGGTTCTACGGGTCTGGCCCGATCTTCGGCAGCACATCCAATTTCTCGTCGGCGGTGGCAACGATCTTTAATATGT